TCGACCGACGCGGCCTGTTACGACGTCACGATGCAGTCCGAAGACGAGGGCATCGACGAGCGCTCCTGGGCGACTTCCTTCTCGTTTGACGTGCTGGTGGTCCTGCCCGCCTAAGCCAATTCCAAAGCCTGCAATTACAAAGCCTAACCCGCTAAAAATTTTTTACCCTCTATGTGCGCCGCCATCTCCACCGGAACAACCTGCGTCTACGGTATCGCGGGCACTGTCACCAACCTCTTCGTCCAGAGCTACAGCCTTTCGTCCTCCTTCAACGCGGACGCCACGGTGGTCGACGAGACGGGCATCACCAAGACCCACCGCATGGATGACCGCAAGAGCGAGATCACCGTCGAAGGCATCGCCAAGACCTCGACCATGCCGGTGCTCGGTGGCACCTTGGCCTTCACGGTCAACACCGCCTCCGCCTATCCCTCTGGCTCGGCTTCGGTTTCCTTCTCTGGCGTGATTACCAAGATTGACGACAAGGGCTCTAACAAGGGCTTTACCTCGGTCAGCATCACGGCCATCGATTACGAAGGCATTACCCTTGCGTAATTGACACCCCCGAAAGGGGGACAGTCTAGAGGACAGTGGACCGTCGCTTCCTCAACGCCTACGTCGACCCGGCTCCCCTCAAAGGGTTTCTGGGTCGAACTCTTTATCCCTGGTGCCTCAAGTATCGGGTGCGTCTGATGGCCTTCGACTCCCCGCTGGTCACCGGCTCCCGAGGCATCACCCCTGCGGACCTTATCTTTGCCTGCCAAGTATGCGCCGAGGAACAACTAGGTGACATCGGCTGGATGGATAAACTTCGCATACTCAGCTTAAATCGTCACCCTGCCAAGTTCGAGCGCCTGCTGGAAGCCTTTGCCGGCTACATCCTCGTCCAGGACTGGCCGAAGTTCTGGGAGCAGACCAAGACCAAGTCAGGGGGCGGCGACAAGGGGGTGCCTTGGCCGCTGTCCATCGTGGCCAACCTGATTGCCAATGGCATCACCGAGCAGCGGGCTTGGGAAATGCCAGAGTGCCAAGCCATCTGGCTGAACTCCGCCCTGGCCATCCGTAAGGGGGCCGACGTGGCGATCATGTCGCCCGAGGAGGAAGCCTTCATGGCCGAGGAGGAAGCCAAAGACAAAGAGGCAGCCGCCGCAGCTGCTTCCAATCCGGCAAAGGAAAGCACCCCCTGACATGGCTCAAGACCTGACAGTCAACATCAAGACGACCTCCGAAGTCCCGCAAGCGATGGACAAGGCCAAGGCCGCCACCGTGTCCTTTGGCAAACAGGTCGAGGACATCCAGAAGAAGTTCAGCACGGCGTTCAAGGACATCGCTTTTGCGTTTGTTGCCCCGCTCGTCCTGCTGAACACGGCGATTAATTTTATCTCATCGGCCATCGAGAAGCGCAAGCAGGACATCAAGGAGGCCTATGATTTTGCGGTCCGTGCAGAGTCTAAGTATCTAGACTCAGAAACGGTCGTCCTAGCAAAGACACGCGCTGCAAAAGAACAGGACGAAAAAGAGCGCGAGATGGCAAAGACCGCCAAGCTTACTGAGTACGCTAAGTTCCTTGAGCAGCCAGGTATGCGTGACAAGGTCGCTGATGAAATCGGGGGCTTTCGAGGTTTCCGAATCAAGTACGCCCTCGACGCAAACTCAGCCGAGGCCCTAGCGAAGGATCCTGATGTTCAGTCGGTCATTGCCAAGATGCTTGCTCCTGCCATCGCGGCCAGCAAAAAGGCCTCGGAAATTGCATCAGAACCTAAAAAGGCAGCGGACTTCAAAGGACCCGACGGCTTCGGCAACGTGATCGGCGTCGGACCTAACCCGGTCATGGAGGCCATGGCCCGCCAGATTGAAATCCAAGAGCAGCAGCTCGCCGAGCTGAAGAAGATTTCAGGAACCGACAACGCTGTCCCTACGGACTTCACCAAAACCCCTTCCAAATAAACCATGGCTATCGTAAAAACAGGCAACGCACTTTCCACGCCTCAGCTTCAGCCAGGGGCTAAGTTCATTCAAGACGGCTACGGCCTTGTCGTTGGGACTCTCAATTTCAAAATTGATAAACTAGGCTCGTCTGCGTCAATCTATCGCGGCGCAGCTTGCCCCATTACAGCGTTCAACTACTGCAAGATGCACAAGGCATCCGTGGACATCGGAGCCCTCGACCTTGACACTTGGACGGCTGAGTATGTTGGCATCGCCGGAGGCTCTGCGACGACCGAACCTCAGATCACCGGATCGCAGGGCCTGACCTCTGAGCACATCACGACCCACCCGAACTTCTTCGAGACGGCCACGGCGCTTGGTTTCTCAGGCTCTCCGATTGCTGGCGTCGGGACTAGCCCTGGCACGAAGGCTGACCCGAACTATCAATTAGTTACGGGAACTAGCGAATACGGAGGAAACAATGGCTCAACGTTTGAAAGCCCTAAGGGACGCAAGTTCATGGGTTTCAAGAAGGCCGAGTTTAATGACTTCTACGGTAAGACCAACTACCTTGCCCCGCAGTGTTCAATCTCTGGCATCTTCTACACGACCACTGCTTCTATCGTAAACGACCACCGCAACGCGGTCGGCAAGACGTCTGGCAATGGCACCTTCGCCGCCAGCAAGAAACTCGTCCCCGACTACATGGGCACGTCCTTCACGATCAGCGGCAAAAACCAACTGCTCCTGGCTCAGGTGTCCTTCGAGGACTTCGGCCTGCTCTACAAGGTCCAGTATGAGCTGCGCTTCAACCGCGAAGGCTACGTCGCCTCGGTGTACGCCCCTGTCTGATGAAACTCCAACCCGGCGTCGGCTATAACTTCGACTCGTCCTCGCACGGGTTCACTCTGGACACGTCCGACCCGTTCCCGAGCGTGGCCGTCGCCCCGACGACGCACCCTTTCAAAATTATCAACGTCGCCCTGCGGACTTCGGGCGGCGCCACGACCGTCACCTATCAGGTCCAGTCCGGCACCATCAATAACTTAGTCCCTAAGATTGACGACTACGTCAGTGGCACCGAGGTCAAGTTAGACCGCGTCACGGCTGGGGTGGCAAACCCTCCGACCGGGGAACTGGCTTCGTCGAATTACGACGCCACGACTAAGACCTCTTACATCACGCTGCGGGCAGGTGCTGAAATTGCTAGCCCTTACGCTTACCCTGACCCTCTGGTGACGAGCAATCAGTACCCGGTCATCATCGGCGGCAACATTGCCCCGACGACTCCCGACGACAACGTCTGGGGCTACCTGGTCATCGGCACGATCACCGTGGACAGCATCACGACCCCGACGACTTTCACGGTGAACCAGAACGTCAGCGGGTCGCTCTGGGCGGACCGCATCAAGATTAACGGGATGACGGCCCGATACTACTACGCCCGAATCTGATGGGCTTCGTCATCGGAGGCTCTGATGAATTCTCCACGTGGAGCAAATGCCGCACGCCTATCTTCAAAGGCTACTTGGGAGCGGTGGGCAATAGCGCTGGCGATCATAACTTCTCAGGCGCAAGCGATGCATTGATGACCCAAGCCAACACCTTTTTCAGGTGTGCTTATCATTTCTATCTTGAAGGCTGGGTAACTCCTGGCGGTACTACCGGAACGGGATGGTACGGCCCATTTGCCTTCCCGACCAGCGTCTTCCCTATTTCATCGCAATTCTATGTCGGAGCATACGAACCTAATCCCGATGAGGTATACGCCCCGAACCTCTTGGACGACGTAGAGGTTCAAGCCTACTGGGTCGGCAGGAACGTCCAAATTGATGCGTCCACATACGCGATGGATTACGTCGCCCTTAATGGGGTGATGGGGTCTTTCCAGACCATCACGCCTTCCAGTAGCGTCATTTCCTTCGACCTTTGACCCCCCCCTTCCAATCGGGGCAAGGTTAAGACCCGATGAGCTGCACTAATCAAGTAACCGTCTCGCAGGGTAACACCTTCGCCTGCACCTTTACCTGGACGCCCGGGGCGACGGGTCCGGCCAACCTCCTGACGACGACCATCAGCTCGTCCCTCGAAGACCGCCAGAACAACGTCTACGCGATGACGGTGACCAAGGCCGGCGACGGCCTGTCCTTCACGGTGACCTACCCGGGCTCGACCGCTGACTGGGCGATCGGCCTCGGCAAGTGGGACATCAAGTTCGTCTTCCCGGGCTCGACCATCTCGCGCACCGAACTCTTCCGCGTCAACGTCATCGACTCCGTCACCGTCTAAGCCATGCCCGACGCGACGATCACCTCGACGGCTTCGACCTTCGGGACCATCTCGGGGGTATTCTCCGCTGACCAGTCCACCATCTCGGGCACCATCTCGGGCATCGTCCCTGGCACCCTGACGGGTTCGGTCGGCGTCCCCGGGCCTGCTGGCCCTGCTGGTATCGGCCTGCCTGCTGGCGGCACCTCTGGTCAGTTCCTTCAGAAGACCTCGGGCGTCGATTACGCGACCGACTGGGTGACGGTCAACCTGACGGGCTTGGCAACCGAGTCTTGGGTGACCGCTGGCTTCTATCCCCTGACGGGTAACCCTTCTTCGTTTCTGACGGCTTCGGCGCTGACCCCTTACCTGACCAGCGCCACGGCGGCCTCGACCTACCAGACGCTTTCGGGAATGAGCTCGTATCTGACGACCTCTGCCGCCGCGTCTACTTACCAGACCCTCTCGGGTATGTCGGACTATCTGGCAAAGGCCGGGAATCTGGCAGGGCTGGCGAACACCTCCACGGCCCGGACTAACCTCGGCCTCGGCTCCCTGGCTGTCGTCAATGACGCCCCTTCGGACGGATCGCAGTACGCTCGAAAGAACGCGGCTTGGGATGTGGTCATCTCCGGCGACCGCTACCTGACGACCTCGACGACGAGCAACACTGTCAGCAACGGGAACAAGACCTTCACGATTGGCACAGGTCTCTCCTACACGCCGACCCAGAACATCACGATTTCTTACAACGCCGCGAACCATATGCACGGCGAGGTGCTGACGTACAACTCCGGCACGGGTGTGCTGACCGTGGACATCAATCACCACACCGGGTCGGGAACCTACACGGCTTGGGTGGTCAACGTTGGCGGCGTCACTCCTGCGACCTCCGTAGCCTGGGGAACTGTGACAGGTACGCTCAGTTCGCAGACGGACTTGCAGTCCGCGCTCGACCTGAAACTCGCCGCGACGACGGCGGCCTCGACCTACCAGACGCTGGCGGGTATGTCGTCGTATCTCACGACGTCCACGGCCAGCACCACCTATGCGCTCAAGACGGATGGCGCCCTTAAAGGCAACTTCACCTTGGACGGAACGGCGTCGAGCCCGAACTCCGACGGCAGCATCCTGATTGGTTCATTATCTTCTGGTTACAATTATTTAAGCTTACAAGCCGGCGTCATCCAGGGTGTGACCTATGCCAGCGGGAACAAGTCTTTCACGCTTAACGGCCTCGAAGGACTCAAGCTCTTCAGTTCCGGCCAAGGCGTTCGCTTCCCTGACGCCACGACCCAGACCACGGCCTACCCTGGCTCTTCCGACTTCCTGCT